GAATTGGCATCTCTTCACGCAATGCCCAACGTCGTATTACACTTAAAAATCCCATGTCGATCACTCCATATCTCCCTGATCAAAAACGCCAGGGTAGTGGGTTTACATGGGTCAATTCTCAGTGAAAATTTATGGGGCTACCGGGTCAGCTCTCAGTGCAAAACAACATCATCCGGTCATCGATGTAATCTGACAGTGCCGAGGCCCCAACCAAGATATCCGAGCGCAGCCGCACCAGCTTCAGCGCACCAAAATCGAGATGCGCGCCAAATTGATAAAGCCCCTCAAGCGCTAGCACTTGCGGCGTGCCCGAGGCGTCAGGACCGCTGGTGAGTTTCAGAACGCCGCTGGCTGCTTCGAGATTGGTTTTATCCCCCACGAAGGCAGGCTCGGCGACCAGTATATTGAGCTGTGCAAAGCTCAGGATCTGCACGCCTTTGGTTGTCACTGTACTGACCGGACCAATCCGTCCCTCGCTGTCTTCCGCGCGCAGCAGGTAGGTCCCGGGTTTGAGCGGGACGACAGCGATCGCCTCGCCGCCCGAGACCCGGTCCATCAGCGTGGAGTTGGCCCAAGTGGCCGCCATCTCTTTGCTGTGGCGGATGATGATATTACCACCCACGCGCACATCAACGTCGATCGCGCGCTGCCATTTCAGGACGGCAAGCCCACCCGCCGACTGGATCGTCAGCCCTGCGAGCGCTGCCGGTGGGGCTGTCAGACCCACAATCTCTAGCTCGCCTGTCCGCCATATTGAGGAGACACCCAAGACAGAGATCGCCTTGACGCGGAACGCCCATTGCCCGGGCCGGATATCGCGCAGCTCCATCACTGGGCCGCGGTCCGGCCCTGATCGCGCCACTCTCCCCCATCCCGGCGCGCCTCAAACTGATAGGTATCCACAAAGCCCGATGCGGCAGGCTCCCAAGAGATGCGGGCCAGTACTTTGACCGCCGAGCCATCGCGCGTGACGTAAAGCTCTTCGCTGGCCTGTGGCGCCCCCGGTGGGGCAATGTCAAAAGCCGAAGGCAGCGTTGTGCGCGGAGCCGCCGCATAGATCTGTTCTTCCGAGGCGTCCCAGTCGTAAACGAGCGGCGAGGTCTCACGCAGGAGAAGTTCGGGTGCGAGGCGCGGGCCTGCACCCATCTGTGTCAGATCAAGCCTTACCGCCTCAACCTCAAAGGGCTTACCCTCAGGCAGTGCCGCCCCGCCAAACCCCCAGCGGGCATATTGAACATATGTGGTCTCGCCGGCCGCGATGCGCCAAGCCTTGAGCTTGCCCGCCACCTTCAGGCTCATCTGCCGGCGCGCTCGCTCCAGCTCAATCTTTGCCAAGCGTTGCGCCATGGCGGCCGAGATCGTGAAGGGCAGTGAGATATCGCGCCAGACCCGCTCACCATTATCTTCTGCCAGATAGACCTCACTGGCATAGGCGGGGAAGTCGTCAGGCTGCCAGCTGTTTTCTGGGCTGACGAATTGCCCGCGCACGGCATTGAAGCTTGAGGCCCGGCTTTGGCGCGTGGTCAGCACCATGCCCCCCTCACGCAGATCATCCGTGGTGAGCGTTTCCTCTGGGACCCGGTACGCACCCGCCCGAATGCGCCATTGGCCCGCCTGCCAGATGCAGCGCCCCGCCATGGCCGTCAGCATCGCCTCGATAATGGTCTTGGGAGTTTCCGAGAGCGAGACAACGCCATTGCAGCTATACCGCCGCTCGGTGCCACCTGAGGTAAGCGGCACGGCCTCATCGCAGATATTTGCCGCCTCAATGAGGCTGTTGGTCTCTATCCCGTCTGCTCCCCCTATGGCAGCCCCGATGCCATAGGTCGGATGTGCCATGTAATCAGCAATGCAAAGTGCAGCATTGTCGGTGTAGACCCGCTGCCCCGTGCGCGGATCAAGGATGTCGTTCTTGCCCTGCAGATCCACCGTGATGTTAGGGATGCCGCCCGGAAAGGCGTCTTGGTCATAGGTCAGACGCAGATAGATTGCAGCACAGCCTGCCAAGCGGTGCGCTTGCGTCCAGTGCTCTGGTGCGGCCGCAATTAAGCCCGCAAAGGCTGTCTGATCGTGCGCCCCGAGGCGCTTTTCCACAGCGACTTTACTGGCCCAACGGCCCTGTGCCACACCCGCCTCAGAGATGGCCTCTTCGCCTTCAAAATAGATCGTCCCAATGGATTTAACCTGGTGGGCTGCCAGCACCACAACCAGATGCAGGTCTTTGTCTTGTTGCCCCGTCGCATGCAGAAAGACGATCACACCGCCCTTGCGGACCTGGCCGTAAACCATCTCGCGCGGCATCACCGGCTCGCGCACCGTCACCGTGCGGGCCTTCATTTCCATCTGGCCAAGACTGGGTGTCGGCATCATTGCCTGTGCAGCCGCAGAGAGCAGCATCGAGGCCCCAAATGACGCTGCAAAGCCTACGAGCCCCGTTGCCGCAAAAGCCGCAGCCACACCGCCGGCAGCGATAGCCGCACCCCCAAGGGCCAAAGCACCAAGAACCACGGGGGGCATTGATTACGTCCTCCACGCGAGACGGCACGTTGCAAGCGGCACACGCACCAGACCCTCAGGTGCTACAAAGGCAGCCTTGGCACCGATCACGACGCCAAAAGCCTCAGGATCGCGCCCCAACACCAGATCGCCACGCTGCGAAAGGCGTGGATCGGTGAGTGGCTCCCCAAGCAAACTGCGGCCACCCTCTTCAAGTGTGTTCCAGCCAAGCTTGCGCCGTAACCGCTCGCAGCCGATTGGCGTGCTGTAGCGTTCCCGCCAAAGGGCTGCATGGTCAGGGCCGCCGGTCAGGTCGCGATGCAGATCAAAGGCCCAAGTCGCACAATCATGCTGGCCCCAGATGAAGGCCTGCGCCCGGGCCACCTCAAGGGCTGCGGCGAGGATCTGCTCCCAATGTGGAACGCGGGGCTTGTCCATCATCCACGCCCCCAAGTAATCTCTTGATCTTGAATGGCGGTCACATGCGCAAAGCCGCGATCGCCTGGATGCAGCACCTGCTGGCTTTCGTGGGTGTAGCGCCAGTTGCGCGCTGTGCCGAGATCAATGAGCCGGCTTTCATAGCTGATCGTAATCCGGCAGCTTTGCCCATCCTCTGCAATCTCAGGCACATCAAGGCGACCGGTAAATGCCTGCACAGGATCGGCGATGATCGCGCGGTCCTCCGACAGAAGCGCCAACCAGATGCGCCCCGCCTGACCCTGGCGTGCTTCCTCAATCGCAAGTCTAACCAAATCAAGCGGGACGCCCGAAAGCGAGACTGTCGTTCCAGAAGCTACCACGTCAGAGGTTTCTTCAAGGGCGCCAAGGCCAAGCAGAACGCCAACACCGGTCCAAAGCTTACCGTCCCAGCTAATATCGCCCACACCAGTCCAGATCCGCACCATGCCAGAGGGGAACTCCCCCTCAAAGAAGATCGCAGGTTGCAGCTCTGACGCGTTCAGGGCCGCAGCTACAGCAGGTGTGATGTCTCGGCTCATATCGCCTCGCGTGCAGATAAGGTGAAGTTATGGCGGGCTGCCCGTTCAATCCGTGTCGGGACGGAGCCTTTGGTGCGAAGCAGCACCCGAGGTTGGTTCACCTCAAGGCGCCTATTGGCCGGCAAACTTGTGCGGATGGCCGGAAAAATGGTCAGCGTTGCAAACCCGTTGATGTCCGCTGTCGCATCAAAGGCAATCTGGTGCAGACGCGTATCGCGCCCAGCACCGATAGAGATAAAATCACCTGAGGCAACAGCAGGCAGACCATGCAGCCAACCTTGGGTTTGCACGACATTCCCACCAGAAATTGGTGTGGCCAGTGTGATGGGCTGCGTCAGGCTCTTGGTCAGGATCGACGGATCGGCAAAAAGGAGCAAGCCACGACCAGAGCCAAGGGCTGTGAGGGCAGCCGAGACAGAACGCGCCAGAGGCCCTGACTGTGCAGCAAACGTGATATCATATTCCCACCATTCTCCGCCCCAATCCTGCACCTCTGTCGTCCCGGTGAAGGGCGACTGCGTCTGGCTTGTCGCCGTCACCAACCGCCGCTCAATACCTGCCACCCACGTGCGCGGCAGCTCCACAATCACGATCATGCCATTCGCCCCCGGCGCATCGCATTGCCAACGGCCGCCACCGCAATGCGCTCAAATTCAGGCTGGGCGCTGCGCATCACCGCAGCAATCTGCTCGGCCACGCCCATCTGCGCGCCGCGTGCATCGACATTGAGATGAACAGCGACCGGCGTTTTGCCGCCTACCCTGCTGGCAACTTCTGCGCGCGACAAAACTCGCTCACCGCGCTGCAGAATGGTGGGCACTTCATCAGGACGAAGGCCTGCCCAACCACCACTATGCATCCGTGGCGCACCAGCAAACGCCAGGGCTGGCACAGTGCGGCTGTGGCCTGATAAACCTACCATGCCGCCGGCATGCGAGACCGCTGCAGCAACAGAGCCGCCACCGCCAAAGACACCCCCGAGCGCATTGGCAATCGGTCCGAGTACTGCATTCTTAAACGCCAACACGGCCAGATCCGCGAGGATCGAGCGCACAAGGCTCTTGAAGTCCAGCTTTCCGGTTTCCACAAAGCTGCGGAACGCGCTTTCGGCACCAGAAAAGGCGCTGGTCAAGGTTTCGCCGAGACTTTTGCCCCAGTTCAGGGCGTCCGTGGCATAGCTCTGCAACGCCGCAGATACGGCGCGCCAGCCGGTAATGATTTGCTCAGCGGCGCCACTGCCAGACCCACCGCCGCCTCCAACCGCATCTCCAGCCTGGCCCATGGCCTCTGCCAGACGTTCCGCGGAAACTGTGGCGTCATCAAGAGCGGCAGCGCCGTCTTCGCCGGTGCCCGCAACAGCATCGCGCAGCGCAACCCAAGACGTCAGCGGGGCCGTGGCTCCAGCCGCTAGGTCGGTGGCGGCCTGCCGGTAGGTGTTCGCGGTAGCCAGCGCCTCGGCGGCAATCCCATCAAGTCCATGGTCGGGCGCTGTGAGCGGGTTATCTTCAAAAGCCCGGCGGAACGCATCTGCAGCGGCGCTCCCTGCATCCGCTGAAGCACCAGAGAAGGGATTTTCGATATTGCCAAGTCTGATCTCACCAATCTCACCGAAGGTCGTCTCGATCCCCACAGCCGCCAGCGCATCGCGGATCTTGCCTGTAAACGCATCAATCCGGGCAATCGCGCCATTCAGCATCGCTTCAATCCCGTCAAGCATGCGGTTTGCTGCCGCATAAACAAGATCTCCAATCACAGCAGGCAGACGCGACCAGATTTCGCGCACGGCCAAGAGCGCGCCCTCAAACGTGTTAGTTGTCGCGTTGCCAAAGGCGACAACGCTCTCGATCGCGCCTGCCATACCGGTGGCAGCATCTGATTTCAGGTCATAGAACATTGCCGTGGCGCGCGCACCCGCAGCCGAGGCCCCCATCTTGATCCGGTCCCAGACCTCAACGGCGACATCCTTCAAGAGGCGCATCGCCTCGCCAAAGCCGCCGGCCCCGGACGCGAGCCGCGTAAACCAATAAACCAACTCGCCTGCGCCAACGATCAGCACGCCAATGCCCGTCCGGATGAGCGCACCTTTGAGGACCACCAGCGTGGTGGCGAACCCGCGCACCGAGAGTGCCGCCGCGGCCATCGCAGCCACCCACCGGCCAGCGATAAAGGCGGCAAAGGTCCCTGCATAGATAGCCAACCGATCAAGATTGGCGAGCACCGCATCAAAAGCCCTGCTGATTGGGCTGGTGGAAGAGGCTAGTGCAACAAAGGCATTGGCGACCGCTTCCAGCGACGGGGCCAGTGCTACGGCTATCCGGTTGCGCACCCCCGTAAACACTTGGCCAATACTGACCAGCGCCAGTTCGGATCGGCGCATCGCGGCGATGGCATCTGTATCAAGCACCGCACCAAGCGCCTGCGCCTGCGCCCCAAGCCTGGTCAATTCCGCCCCACCGTTTTGCAGTAATGGAATGAGACGCGTGGTGTCGGATGCCATGGCCTCGAGATAAAAGGTCATCTCCTGCTGGCTGACGCCTGCCTTCTCAAGGGAGCTGACATAAAGCTGTAGCGCCTCAGGCCCCGAAAGCCGGGCGAATTGATCTGCAGTGACACCCACGCGCGGGGCGATATTTTCAAAGAAGTCCGCCATCGGGCCGCCGCCTGTTTGCAGAAAATCCCCCACGCGGTCGTTCACGTCCTTCAGAATATCGGCAAGCTTTTCTTGCTCAATCCCCACCGTGGCCGAAGCCGCTGACCAGCGCTGGAACACGTCCGGCGCGGCATTGGCCACCTGAGAGAGCTGATTGATCTCGTTGGCGGCAGCAACGGTTGACCGCGTCATCGAGACGACTGCCACAGCAAGGGCAGCCGCAGCAGCGGTAGCGGCTATGCGGGCCCGCCGCGCAAAAGCCGCCATGCGCGCATTGGCTTGTTCCAGTTCACGGCTCAGACGTCCCATACCCCGGGCTCCCGCCGCGCCAACACCCTCCAGCTCGGCGCGCACTTGGCGGCCCCCCGTTGCAGATAGGCGGACAGAGACGCGCTTTTCAGCCATGGTGGTGTTCAATCTCTTCGTTGGTCTTGCGCACCATCACCGCCTCAATTGGTGGCAAGAGTTCTGCAATGATGAGGTTTGAGAGCCCCAAGGCCGCTCCAAGCTGTAGGGCCGCGCCCATATCCCAGCCAATGACGGCACCGCCGCTCATGCCACCTGCGACACGCATCTGCCCTCCAAGGCGCTGGACCAAATCCCAGATCTGCCAGCCCTCGTAAGTTTTTGGTGCGTTCTGCTGCCTCGGGCATTCCGGGCAGATGGAAGGACAGGCCGCGCAATACTCACCGCCCCCGCCGAACTCCCAGTCGGCAAGGGCGGTCAGACGTTTTTTTCCGCGTCCAAGATGAGCGCGCCAGCAATGTATCTGGTCTGGAAGGCCTCAAAGATCAGCCAGATTTCCAAGAGCGCGTCGATACCGTCCGGCGTGACAGACAGTGGTTTGCCCTCCGCGTCGCCCACACCCTCCCAATCGTGCACGACGATGCGGGCAACCGCCTTGGCCACGATGCGCGCGAGATCGTCGTTGGAGGGAGTATCTTCGCCCTCGGCCACCTGCGTGGCAGCCAGGATCGCCGGATCGCTGCGGGCCGCGAGCATGACCGCGGTGGTCAGCGGTTCGACAAACAAACGTACCCCATGGCCGAGATCGAGCCAGCTGGGCTCATTGGAAAGGTTTAATCGTAGCATCAGTAAGTTTCCCGTTCATTGGTGAGGGTAACAGTGCACATACGGCCGACCACCGGATCGCTGGCTGCTTGCCAGTCAAAAGTCGCCTGCACACCCTGCGGGCCTGAGATCTCAATGCGCGGCCGCGGTAGGTAAACGGCGTGGGCGGCCAGGGTAAGATGTTCGCCCGTTGAGAGCATGTAGGAGAACTCCAGTGCACAAGGCTCGCCATTGATCGCTTGGGTCACCAGGCTTTGATCAGCAAAGCGCACGACCACATTGCCGGTGAGCGCTGCAATAGATGGATCCGCCCCGTCGATCTTACCATCCGCCCGGATCGTCTCGATGCGGTCGAGATTGTTGGCGTAAGTAATATCGGCGGAGACAACGTTGCCGATATTGCCGCCATTGCGCGTGATCGCACCGTTGAAGTGGCCGAAGCGTTTCAGAGCAATATCGGCAGGCGTGCCAGCAGCTGTGCTCGTGGCAATCGTCTCGCCCTGCGCCACGACGCTGGCCGTGGCCGTCAAAAGTCCCGAGCGTGCCATTTGCCAATTAAGACTATCCAACATGCAGCCCGCATACATGGCATAACGTGGCACTTCCGGCATGCCGGTCTCGATCAAGAAGCTTGGGAGCGACCAGTTTCCAGAGTGGAACTCGTGCGTATAGGGGGCATCGGCACCCGTGGTCGTGGGCGCTCCAAACGCTGCCTTCAGCCAGAACCCGAAAGCTTCCGTATCGATAGGCATGACGACATCGCCGTCCGCCGTCACAGCGTCCTTGATTGGCGCCAGCGGATCACGTCCATAGCCCAACAGCTCCGAGCCCAGCAAAGGCTGCTCGGCCCCCAGCGACGTGCTTGCAAACGGAATGCGGGTGAAGCCGCCTGCGGGCGGCGTGCCATAGGTTGTCTCGAACGCCAGCGCCATCTGCGCGCGCGCCCCTTGGGCTCGTGCCATCGTGTCTCTCCTTCGTATGTCAG